CGGTTGACGCTGTTGTCCCAAAGCGTGTTGGTGATCGTGGTAGAGGTCGCGGCGGTAGGCCGCGCGTAAACGATCAGCACATCGCCCGCCTGCACTCCGGTGCAATTGGGGCTTACCGTGAGCGTGCCTGTCGCCGGATCGAATGCCGTAATCGAAAAGTTCCACAGCGGCACATCGCCGTCCCGGTTGGAGCAGACGAAGACGATCTGGCCCACCCAGTTGTCGGTAGCATTCAGAAAGTCATTGCAGACGATCTTATTGGGCTGGATGATTTCCGTTACCAGCAGGCCCGCCACCCCGGCGTGCCAGACGTGCTTGGCCGCGATGCGCACGCCTACGGCGTCGCCCTCGGGCAGGCCTTGGGTGTTGTCCTTGATGGGACCGGCGATATCGATCGTTCCCGGCGGCTGGCCGCTGCCGCCGAACTGCCATGCCATGCGGCGGCGGTCGAGGCCCGCCCATACATCCCAGAACACCAGCGTTGGGTCGGTGACCGCCGCCACCGTAATCGTTACCTTCTGATTGCTCACGCCCTGCGGGATGTAGATGGCCGTGAGGTTGGAAGGCGTCGCGGGCCATCCCCGGCTATCGCTCTGCGTGACCGACACGTATACCGTCTTCGGCCCGGTCAGCGCCCCGCCCGCCAGGAACTCGATCTCGAGGATGCGCGGCTGCAGCAGCGAAACGAATTTGTTGACGGGCATCTGGCCCTTCACCCAGATGGTCGGTTCCCACACGCCGTCGCGCGTGATCTCGTATTCCTGCCAGAGGTCGAAGGTAGCTTCCCAAGGCTGGTACACCGGATCGCCGGCAGCGGGCAGCACCTCGCTGGGCAGCCATGCCAGGCCCGACGCCGATTGCAGCGTCTCGGGCAGCGCCGGGGGCGCGGTCACATCGACGGGCTTGTCCCCGATCACCATGTCGTACATGTCATCGACTGTCGAGGTCGCCTGAATGTCGATGGTGAAATCGGGGTTGAAGGTCCAGCGCTCCACGCGCCCTTCCACATACCCGCCGTTGGGCATGGTGTCGTGCGTCATCGAAACGATATCGCCCACCCGCGTGCCCAGCGCCAGCGCGGTTGTGCGGAACTGGAAATTGCGCGCGTTCGCCTGCTCATCGATGTTCGAGCCGTCGCCATGCGGACCCTTGCCGCCCTTCAGGCCGCCGATCTCTTCGCGCAGGCGCGTTACGATCAGCCGCGCGCACTGGCTCTTGTTGCTCACGCCCACGAAGCTGGCGGTGTTGGTGAGGTACTGCGGGGAATCCGGCGTGCCGATAAAGCTGGCGTGATCGATATCGTAAATCGTGACGTTGTTCAACTGCCAGCCGAACTCCTCATCCCCGAAATTCCCGGTGAGCCAGTTGAACTGCGGCTGCAAGGGCGAGGCGGTGAGGCTCTTGAACAGAATGTTTTCCCGGTGGAAGGCATTCGGCACCAGCACGCTGGAGTTGGACCGGATGCCGATCCATAGCTTGCCGTTCTCGAAGGTGAAGTAGCCCAGGCAGCAGTTGAGAATTTCGCGCAGCCAGTCGCGCAGCGGCTTCTGCTCTTTCAGGATTCCCCGGAAGGGGAATTGCAACTCGGTCCCCGTACCGATCATCTTCGGGACCATCGTGTCGCAGATCGCCGCCGCCGCATTCGCGGCGTCCACATCCACGTACTGCTCCATCACCGAGGGCGGCACGTCGCCTGCGTTGCTTTCATCCACGCGCAGGCCGATGCCGCGCAGGTAGACATTGACCGCCACCCAGACGGCATTGTGCAGCGAAGGCAGCCAGAACCGATTGCCGACGCCGTTCCAGATCCAGCCGCCGATTCCGCCCGTCACATTCACCTGCATGTTGCGGTCGGCCACCGCCGCGAGCTGCAGGCCCTTCTGGTCGGTGCGGCGAATCTCGGCCATCGCAATGCCGCCCGCGTAGGTGGCATCCTTCGGCACGTACGGCGTGCCATCGGGGAGGCCCCACTTCCCGGTTACCGGGTCGGCCTGGCTGAGAGCCACGAAATCGTACTGGCCGGAGGGGTCCGTCCCGGTGAAGGCCCGCCAGCCGCCGTAGTGCAGGGGGTCATGCGGCGGCTGGCCATCCAGGGTCTGCAGGATGAGGTTGCCATTGTACGCCGAAATCGGCCCCTCGCCCACGATGCCCAAGGCCGCATAGTAATCGCTCTCGTCGCGGCCCGCCGCCACATCCGCCGTTACCATCATCGGCGTGTCGGTGTAGATCTCCTGCAGCGGGCGCTGGTAGACGGTATCCTGCGCGACCGTCACCGAGGTCATGGATGACCGCCCGAAGCCGAAGACCCCGGTGCTGTTGTCCTTGATGTGCACCGCATTCTGCGGCATCACCAGCCCGCCGAAGGAATGCGGCACACCGCGCGCCACGCAACTGTCGTAGTCCTTGGGGCAATCCGGCAGGCCCGAAGTGGACGGGCACCACCGGCCCTTGTAAACCTTCCAGCAGGCGCGCAGGATCTTCCGCGACGGGTAGGCGAGGGCGAGGTTGAAGACGCCATCGGCTGCGTTGATCTGGAAGCGCCCGCCCGTATCGAAAGCCCAGTTCAATACCGAACCCTTCCACAGGTCGAGGATATAGCGGCTGTTGCGGTGATACAGGCTGATCTGGACCGAGGCCGCGTACAGATTGACCTGATTGATGTAGGTCTGCCAGATGCTGTCGGCGTTGCCGAAGGTGAAGCTGGCCGAATCGGAATTCTCCCCGAGGCTCTGCGAGATGCCCGACCATTCGAGCAATCGCGGCAGATAGGATGTGCTGTCCACCTTGAGGCGCTGGTTGGACATATAGACCGTGGCGCCGGGGTTATTGCGCGGCACCAGCGTAATCAGCGGGATCAGTTCCTGAAACTGGTCCTGCAGCGCTGCGCTCATGGTCAGATCGGGCACGCGCGTGACCCGCTTGACCGAAACGTACTGCGGCGTCGTTTGCGGGACTTCGAGGAAGCTCAACCCCGGCCCGTTCATCAAGAGCGCCACCATGTAGTCGAAGCTGATATTCGGGTTCTCGTAGCGCGCCATCACCGTCTCGGTGGTATAAGCCGGCTGCGCCGATCGCGGCACGCCGTGCCCCGGCCCCGGCTCCCACACCGTAAACGGAAACTGCGCGTAACCGCCCTGCGCCTGCATGAAGTGGGCTTTCAGGTCGTCGTACTGGCGGCAGGAAAGATGGTTCTTGGCGTACTTGAACCGCCTGGCGCCTTGCGGCGTCAGCAGGTAGCGCTGCTCCGTCTTCAGCCCCGGCTGGTCGAAGGTATGCACCACAATCGAGGGGTTGATATCGATGCCGATGCCGAAGTCGGGCCGCAGGCTCCCGCCAGGCCCGTTGGGAAAGGCGGCGATGGTCGGCGGGTCGGGAATCGGCACCGGACCCAAGCTGTCGTGCAGTCCGATCTCCACCAGCATCAGACCACCTCGCGCAACTGCAGCGCTACATCCGTGCGCGCGATGTTGTAGGTGTCGCTCCACATGCCGTCGAAGGTCACGGTATAGCGGCCGATGGGGTTGTTCCCGCTGGCGTCGTAACTGAATGGCGGGACCGTCTCGCGGAGGTTGTAGAAGTAGAACGCCTTACCCTGCTGCGCGAGAAAGAACTGCCGCATGGTCGCCCAGTCGGTGCCGTTCAAGCCCTGCGTCATGCGGAAGTAATGCCGCACATTCAGCGCCAGAGCCACCCGGTCACTAGAGCCGTCCGGGTACTGGTTCATCAGCGCTTCCATGCGCAGATCTTCCTGGAAGGCCTTGCACAACTGCTTGGGCATCACGCCCGACGGGTTGGCACCATTCACGTTCTGCGGCATTATCCTAAGCTCGTCAGCGGCTCCAGCATATTCGAGGCCTGCGATACCCGGCTATCGCCCGACCGCGTGGCCGAGGCATTTGCCGACGCGATTGCCGAGGGGTTCTGCTGCACGGCCTGCACGACTTTCCCGGTGAACAGATCGTTGGCCTGCTGCGGATTCAACTGCATGAAGATGGCGCTGGCACCTCCCCCGGCGCCCGGCGCGTGGCTGGCCATCAGGCCCTGCGCCTGCGTAACCGCCGTCTGGTACTGGTACGTGGTGGGTCCAGTGTAGGGATTCTTCACCAGGACGCCGCCCTGATAGACAGGTTGCGTGGCGAGGCCCCCGGCCTGCGACTGCGCAATCGTCGCCGCATACATAGGCCGCGGGAGGTTCGCGGCCTGCCCGGTGGTCAGCGCGTACAGGCGCACGATATCCTGCACGTCTTGCGACCGGATGCCGATATCCACATTGCCGCCGTACTTCTGATCGACGATGGTTTGAATCTGGGTGAGGATCTGCCGGTTGGTCAGGTCGATGCCGTACACCTGCTTGATGCCTGTGCGAATCCGTTCCTGCTCGGTGTGGACGAACAGGCGGACGATTCCCGTAACGGCACCCGCCGCGGCTCCGATGGCTGCGCCGACCAAGGTTCCGACCCCCGGCATGATCATGGTGCCGATCCCCGCCCCGGCCAGCGCACCGCCGCCAATGTCCATCGCCAGGCCAGCACCGCCGCCGCGCTGGAACCCCGAGGCGAACAGGCCCAACCCGGCCCCGACCGCCGCGCCCGAGGCCAGCCCCGCGCCCAGACCGATCCGCGAGATGATGGCCGGGTTCGTCATCACGTAGCCCATGCCGGCCAGACCGCCGCCCGCCACCGCTGC